CAACTTTACCATTGAAGATGTTGTAGATCTCAGAACGGAACAAGTCAAGTGTGAAGTTGTTTTTGTTGTAGATTCTTTTGAAAGAGTTATCCAACTGTTTCCAAAGACCCACAGATAAACGAAGATCATCTGGTCCGTCTTGTTTAACACGTCCACCTTGTCCCCACATTAAGTAAGTTTCAATGTCAGTTGCAATTTTAGACAAGTGAGCAGCTTCCATTGATGTCAAGAATGTTCTTGATAAGTCACCATTGTCAAATGCTTTTTTCACTTTGTCTTTACCCATAACCTTAACCATGTCATCCAAAGATGCAACAGATGGGTCAATGTTTTTATCAAATGTTCTCCAGATCTCAGTTACAGGAACTGTACCATCTGCATTCATTCCACCTTTGATCATCAAGTCAGCACGAGATGAGATAGAATAGTGAACATGAGCTTCAGCACCACCAACAAAGTTGTAGAATTCACGGAATCCAGTTCTTGTTTGGATGTCAGAGAAACGCTCCCCATACTCTCCACGTGCAGAACCTTTACGGAATACTTTAGTACCATTACCTAAGTACTTGCTGTCTAAGTATTTGAAGTTATCATTGTTTACCAATTGTACAGTATAGATAAAACCGTCACCCATTGGAAGGATATCTTCAGCTGTAATGTACATCTCAACACCATTGTATTTGTCATAAGTGATGATATCACCATGTCCAAATTCACGTCTATTAAGTTTGATACGGAATGTAGTTCCATCAATACCTTTGAACTCATTTGCTGCTTCAATGTCCTCAACAATGTACGGAAGGTCAATAGAAACCGGAGTTTGCCATTTGTACTCTCCACGAGCATTATCAACCATGATAACATTTTTACCACCAAATGAAGACATTTGATAAAGTGGCATTTCAACTTTCTGAGCCATAGCCCATAAGTCAACTGGGCCTAAGTCCATAGGCTCAGCATCTTTCAGCATGTTAACCAAGTGGTAAGAATCCACATGGGAACTTGCGTTGTAAGCGGTATCTCTGAGGAATATACCATTGTTTAAAACTGGAGTTGCCATTATTTATTTGTTTTTGTTTGTTACTAATTAAAATCTCTTAAACAAGTTATTTTGTCTAGGAATTGTTCTTTGTGTTGATCTAGAAGGTGCAGAGGTTCTTCTTGTGTCTTCCTCATCTGATGACGGAGATGATGCAAGTTTTCTAGACTCTTCTGTTTTCAACTGTCTTACTACTTTCTCTGTAGCTGCTTTAGATCCTTGTTCTCTTACTTTACCTTTGTATCCTTCCGGATCAGCAAGTAACCAAAGAGCCTCAGCAATTAAATCATGTCTTGGTTCTACAAACTGATATTTTTCAATCAAGTGTCCAAATAGGTTTGTAGGTTTACCAGAAATTGAAGGGTAACTAGGTTGTACTAATCCTGAATAAAGTAAACTTTGAATTTTCTTATCAAGTTTAACACCTCCTAATTCTCCAGCAGATAGTGTGTTAAATACATTATCAGTGTATGCTTTTGCCTGGTGAGCCTGTTGTTCTTTTTTCTGCTCTTGTTCTGCCAATTGTCTTGCAACAATCTCTTCTTGCATTCTGTCCAATTTTGGTTTAAACTGGTTAGCTTTTTGTGAAAGCTTATCCATGTCATTCCAGTCATTGATTTCTTCTTCAATTTCTTCTGGAGTACCAAAGTTGGTTGCATATAAGTATTGTCTTGCAATTTCTGCTTGGTCATTCTCATCTGTTGGATCCAATTGACGGATCTCTTCCACATGAGCAAGAGTTCTAAACAAACCTTTCAAGTCTTGACCACCATCAGCAACATACTTTGCAGCATATTGCAATTCTTCAGGAAGTGAATTAAAGAATTCTTTTGGAGTGTTTTCTCTAATAGCATTCTCTCTTTCTTGGAAGTTAGCTTCAAATAATTCACGGAAGTCTTTAGTAGTGTAATCATCTAATGATTTATCATCATCAAAAGGAACTAAAGAACCTTCTTCAATCATTTTACTTGCTAACTCAGCAAGACCAGATTTATCAACCTTTGGTCTTCCTTTGTTTCCTGCATCTTCTTCCTGAGTAATTAACTCATTAAGCTCATTGATTGTTTCTTCAACTTCTGCTTTCTTTTCTCGGGCTTCTTCTTTTTCTTTAGAAGTAACCGTTGGATTGTCAAGGAACGTAGTATCTATATTTTCTTTTGAAAACATAGATTTTGGTTTTTCTTCTTCTTTGCCATTTTCAGGAAGCATTATACTTTCTGCTCCTGGCATTCCAAAGATCTCATCAATGTTAATATCAGCTTGACCTACCGTTGTAGTGTCAAGCACCTGAGTTTCCCCGGTTAATTCGTTGGTATTCTCCATCTGTGTTGGTTTTTGTTATAATTCAATATAGTGATAAATTTTTAAAATTTAAAGACATAACATTAATTTTGTCTACTATATGGCTAAGTCTTATTTCTTTTTTGCAGTTGATTTTTGATCAAACTTATTTTTGTTGACTTGAGCTATTTGTAATTGTTTCTCTGCTATATCTTTTTGTGCTTGAATCTTCTCTCTCTCAATATTATTCTTCTCTCTATCTACTGTCATTCTGTTAGCATCCTTCTCTCTTTGAAGATTAGTTTGTTCTTGATATTGTTCAGTTGCTCTAATATCTTTCATAGCATCTGCATAATCAGACATTTGATTCTCATTAACATCCACAGCCGCACCATAACCAGCAGACCTAATTTCAGCAACAGTAATATTATTCTGAAGTTGTTTATCTTGTTTCTCAGCTTCAGCTTGAATTTGTGCCTGTTGTTGTTGTTGAGTAGCAGCAATTTGTTCTTGTTGCATTTTTTGTTGTTGCTCCATTTCTTGTTGTTTCTGAATCTGTTGTTTTTGTTCAGAATCTTTAAGAACTGTATTAAGTTGAGCAATTGAGTCAGACTGAATGATTTGACCAAGATCATAGATACTAGCTCCTGCTGTGTTGTTAGACATAGCAAGTTGTTTCAACTGTTCAAGAACAGCTCTATGATTTGCAGTAGTACTACAGAATATATTAAGATCTCTCAATAGTAATTCAGTTCCATTAATTTGGAAATTAACTTTCTCATCAGCTGAAGTAACATAAGTTAATCTTGCAGATGGATTAGTAGAATGATAGTATTGAGCCAAGTCTGTACGCATTTGGTGGACTCTAGGCATAAGATAATCACAGTGCTGGATAAAGAATACCTCTGTTTGTGCATAAGATGCTGAGGCAGCTTGTTCTACCCCTGTAGCAGTCATCTGAGATAACTGTTGCCCCATCCTTTGTGGATTTAAACCAATTACTTCAAAAGCTTGTTGTTTAAAGTGATTTGCCAATTGAATCCTTGACATTAATCTTTCTGTCTGAGATAGATCTAGTTT